GACATTGCGTGTATGTATGTATTTAGACCTCAGCCAACTTTTCTAAAATTTGAACTTGCCATTAAAACTTTTACATCTTATAAAAAGGGTTATATTAAATTTGGAAATTTAAAATGACTTCACAAGAAATATACGCTAGGTTGCAAGAATCTGCTGGGGACAACAAGAAGTTGTGGGCTTTATCGCAGGAGTTCGAGGCACTGTATAGGAAGCTATCTAAGGCAGAAGCGGAGCTAATGGAACAGGTTAAAGCGGTCACTACCTCAACGGTGGACTTGGAGGACAAGGACGGGCTGCGTAAGGCTGTTTTAGAGCATCTCTTTACGGAGAGCGAGCGAGGAAACGCACAGGCATCGGACAAGCTGGCGAAACTGGCTGGGCTGGGCGAAGAGAAGCAGGATATTCTTATAGAGATTATTTATTATTCTGATTTAAAAAGAAAGGAAACCAAATAGTGAATTACGAAGATATAATAAAAATGCTAAACGATTTAAGTTATTGCGAATGTTATAATTGTAAGAACTATTTTTTTGTTCACGAGATAGTTGGCGGGATGAACGACCCAACTTATTGTCCATACTGTGGGATTACTTTTGAAGAGCTAGATGAATGCGATAACGTGGAGGATATATGAGAACTTGTTACGAGTGTTGCTGTGCTGAGACATCTGACAACCCGATCATTGAGATTGAGGATGACCACGGCAATGTAGTTGAAGCTATGTGCTTAGAATGTTATACCGAGAAGATGAATGCGGATTCGTATCCCGACGATCTCTGCTAGAGATTACCAAGTACCATTTCTAGAAGCGTTTGATGCGGGAGCCCAGTACTCTGTCATCTCGTGGCACCGTCGTGCTGGTAAAGATGTTACATCCTTTAATGCTTTGATGAAGCGAGCGATAGAGAGGGCAGGCAACTATTACTACCTATTCCCGACCAGAGCGTGGGCACAGCGTGCATTGTGGGACAACATCTGCGAGTGGGCGGGGGGTAAAAAGTTAATTGACCTTCTTTGCCCACCCGAGGTTGTGTTGAGAAAGAACAATAGCGATTTTTTCTTGGATTTGATTAATGGAAGTCGTATAAAGATTGACGGAACGGACAACTTAAACTTTGTTGGACAGGGAGGTAGTGGTTATGTATTGTCGGAGTTTTCATTGCACAAAGAGGAGGTTAGTGGCTTTCTGGCTCCTATCCTTACGGAAGGTTCTGCATTCGTTATTTTCAATGGCACATTGCGTGGAAAGTCGAATCATCTATGGCGACTGTACGAGAATAACAAAGAACGTAAGGATTGGTTTACTCAATGGTACACCCTTGAGGACACCAAGACTGCTTACTGGGTTGGGGATGGTGTATCAATTAACTCTGAACTGGCTGGAAAGATTAATCCGTACGACGGCAAACCTTTTAAAAATATCCAAGACGATGTGGATAGCGGAATTATATCTTACGCTATGGCGAGACAAGAGTACCTCAACGAAGCCGTCTCACAGGTAGAGAACAGTTACTATGGACACGAGCTGCAAATCCTCAGGAATGAAGGGCGTTTTGGAAACTATAACGGCTCTGGACGAGTCTATACCTTTTGGGACTTGGGAACTAGTGATGCTACTAGCATTGTTTTTGCTCAGTTGGTGGACGGGAAGCCTTTCATTATTGATTACCACGAGTCCACAGGTAAGAAGATTGAGGACTACGCCACAGTAATTAACAGCAAAAACTACAATTATGGAGGACATTACGCACCGCACGATGTATCTAAGCGTATGTTGTTTGGTGATCTAGTTACCAGAGCTAAGGAAGTGGGTATAGACTTTAGAAGAGTTCCAAAGACCAACTCAGTCTTGCAGGATATAGAGATATGTCGTCGTATGATGCGGGATGTTTGCATCCACGAGCGGTGTCAGGACTTAATTGAACACTTAGATAGCTACCGTGAGGGGGCAGCAGGGCGACCCGTACACGATGCACACTCCCACGGGGCGGATGCGTTCCGCACTATGGTAATGGCAATCCATTTAAACTTAGTAGAGTCGTACTTAGGAGAAGGTATGGCAAAAAACCTACCAACAAAAGTTGGGTCAGCAAAGGAGTATGTCATTGAACACACCGATACAGATAGCCAAAGACCGTTATGGGAGCGAGTTAGAGGAATTGATACATCACTACTCGACGACTGGGGTGGTGTATAGCGACAACCGTTTGTTTGTAATGGCGGTTATGCATAATAAGAATACACTAGAAGGAAAAAAGACTGAAAAAGAACTTGACAAACTTGATTGTTGGTATGTACATTATGCCGCAGGAGACATAAAACGTCTATATGAGATTTGCCCATACGAATTAACTTGGGTTGCATTTGAACGAGGGGACAAGCCCCTAAAGTTTTATAAACTGGACAGGATCAGGAGATTAAGTTATGGGTCGCAGTAATTCAACACCACCACCACCACCAAAAACCCCGCCACCGCCAGCAGAAGATGTAAGTGCAGAAGTAATTGCACCTACTATGCGTCAAGAAGCAGCCCGTCGTGCTAGAATGGGAGCTTATGTTACTAGAGGACAGAAGATTGGATCGGGTGGACAACTGTTGGGTGCAGCACCTATTCAACTAGCTAACGTAGCTGCGGCTGCACAGGCTGCTAAAGGTGAAAAAATGCCGGAAGAAAAAACACTTGAGTCTTTAAATCCTCTATTAACAGCGGAAATAAAAAAAACAAAAGGTACGCATAGAGGCATACGCACTCACAAATATAAAGAATTGGTACAGAAAAGAAAAAGTTTATACGAAAAATATATGTCGGAACGTAAAAAGAAACTATCTACTCCTCGTAAACCTATAAGCCCTGAAGGCGGGATGGTAATTTAATGGAAGTATCTTCTCTAATTTCAATGTATAAGCGTGAGAAGTCTAGCTCTGAACGGCAAAACTTCGAGAATCTTTACGAATCAGCAGCAGAGTTCTGCAACCCAAGTGCTGACAACATCCAAAGCAAACGGTCTAAGGGTCAGCGGGATGATGAGCAACGTATAACAGACATTGGTATCAAAGCTCGTCGTATGTTTACGGCTGGTATGATGAGCCATTTGTTTCCGCAAGGGCAAAACTGGATTCGTGTTGTACCACAGAACCGTGACCTACAGCAAAGCGACAACGTAGTGCGGGCATTGAGTTCTGTTACTAAGAAGTTTGTCCGGGCAATCGAAGAGTCTAATTTCTATGAAGAGATGGGGCAATGTATTGACCATTGTGGCTACATTGGTACTACATCGTTGTACTGTGAACCTACATCAAAGCGTATGCTTAACTTCCGTTCGCACTACATCAATCAATTTTTCTTTTGTGAAAACTATCTTGGCGAGGTTGACACGGTTATTCGTGAGTTTAAGCTAACTGCTCGTCAGGCTGTACAGCAATTTGATGAGGATTGTCCTCAAGGTATTGCTGATCTTGCACAAGACCCCAAGACTTCCACAAAAGAATTTACATTTATTCACATCGTAATGCCTCGTAGCAAGTTTGTACCCGACTCGCCTGAGAAAACTGAGAAACCAATTGCTTCATATTATATTTCTCTGGAGGGTAGCAAGTTGGTTCTTGAGTCAGGGTTTGATGAGATGCCCTACTCGGTGGGTCGGTTTTATAAAACAAACTATGAAAAGTATGGACGCTCACCTGCGTTAGAAGTATTTGCGACGCTACCTATGATTAATCGTATGGAAGTATCACGCATCCGTGGTGCAGAACGTGTAAGCAATCCACCGTGGTTAGCTCCAAATGATGGTAGTGTTCGTCGTATCAGCAATGATTCTGGTTCTATTATTTACTGGAACGCTGGTAATCCGCTATCTAAGCCTGAACAGTTGCGTCCGATGGACAACGTAATCGTCAACGATCAAATGATTGAAAAGAAAGAGCAAGAGATTCTGGATGCGTTCTATGTTCCGCTGTTTAATCCGCTTCTCAATAAGCAGAATATGACAGCGTTTGAGTCGCAAGAAAGACTTAACTTATCTTTGCAATTCTTAACACCTGCGGTTAACCGATTGAACAAATACTTTGTTACGCCAATCTTAGAGCGTTCGTTCGGCATTATGTTACGAGCGGGTATGTTCCCAGAACTTGAGATACAAGAGTTGTCTGGTGCGACCCTTGAGTTTGACTTAGTTGGTAAAGCATCTATTGCTTCACGGCAGATTGAGTTGTTCGGAACAATGACAGCAATGCAACAAATGATGCAGATTGCACAATTTAAACCAGAGATTTTAGACAATGTAAACTCTGATAAGACTGCAAGATTTATTCAAGAAGTTAATATGGTTCCTATTGATCTACAGCTATCAGAAGCAGAGGTTGATGAAATACGTGGGCAACGTGCTGAAGCACAAGCCGCTGCAGAGCAACGGGCTAATGCACAGACTTTAAGTGACGCATACGTCAAAACTCAAAAGACTCCTGAAGAAGGTTCAGGTGCTGAGATGATTGAGCAAATAACACAACAAGCAATGGGTGGTTAATGGATATAATTGATAAAGTGACCTACGACTTTAAGTGGGACAGCGAGAAGGATTTATCAGAAGAAACAAGACGAGCGTTCATTGAGGTCTTTGACCCGACAAATGATAGTGCTTGTTTAGTAGCCAGGTTTCTTGTGCAAATTTGCAAGTGGGAAGATTACACCGAGTACAACGACCCCATTATTGAATCTAAGATGAACTCTCTACGGAGTGTGATTCTATCTATAAAAAAACAACTTAATATGAAAGAAATAGAGAGGGAAGATTATGAGTGAAGAAGAAGTAGTAGAAACAGTTGAAGAAGTATCTACGGAGGAAACTCCTGTTGAACAAAGCAATACGCAGCCAGAGTCGTTTGTAGGCTCTATGCTAAGTCAGATCGAAGATGAAAGCGTAAAGGAGGCTGGGTTTTGGAAAAACTTGGAGGGCAAAGATGCTACAGAGGTTGGGAAATATATTAAGGAACTTCAGAGTTTTGCTGGTAAAAAAGGTGATATCCCTAAATCTGACGCTACGGAAGAAGAGTGGGCTGAGTTTTATGGTAAACTTGGTCGCCCTGAAAGTACTGACGGGTATGATTTTACGGTTGGTGACGAGTTTAGAGAACTTGTTGGGGAAGATTCGGCTCCATTTTTTGAGAAAGCGGTTGAGGGATTCAAAGAACAAGCATACGCAATGGGAGCTAGTGCAGATAAAGCTGAAGGGCTTGTTGATTGGTACCTTGGAATGGTTGCTCAAGAAATAGAGGAATCTAACTCAGCAATGAAAGAAGCTGATGAGGCAATGGATAAAGAGCTTCGTGGTGAGTGGGGCGAAGGCTACGATGGTATAATGAATAATATTACGGCTATGCTTAAAGCTAACGGTATGCCAGAAGAAAACTTGCAGTTTGCTGTAGACTCTGGATTACTGCGTGACCCTGCACTTGCTACTACATTAGCTAATATTGCTACACGTTTCCAGGATGATCCTGAGATTGGGCATCATCAAACTAACACAATGGCAGGATTAACAGACCAGCTATTTGATGTCGAATCAGAAATCAAAGAGTACATCAAAAGAGGGGAAAAAATTCCTCCAAATATTTTAAACAAACGAAATTCTTTAAGTGAGAAACAATTTAGATTAACAGAAAATAGATAAAAAGACTTGACATAACTTTTTAATATGTTAAGAGTATACGCAACGAAGGGTGGACAATCGCAAGACCCACCTAAGTTGCCGTCCAACCAGACGTTAAACGACAGGCAAGACCTCCTTGTGAGATAATCAGAGCCGATTAGTGTATTATTAATTAATTGAGCCTAAATTTAAAACAAGGAGATATATAATGGCTTATGAAAATGGTATAGATGCTGCGTTTGTTAAGCAATACGGCAAGACTCTTGATCTTGTTGCTGAAACAAAAGGCGGTAAATTTGTTGGTCTTGGTCTTGAAGATACTATTCAAGGCGAAGAAGCGTATTACGATCAGTTAGGTTCTACCTATGCTTCAGAAGTTGCTGCTGGCACATCTGGAGATGCTAATGGTATGGACTCACCTGATGGTTCAATCTCACACTTGCGTCGTAAATTGGTTGCTTCTAACTATGAAGTTGGTCTAATGCTTGACCGTTTTGACAAAGTGCAAACTCTTATCAATCCTGAGTCTGAGTATGTTCAGCGTCAGGTTTCTGCGTTAATGCGAAAGAAAGATATTGAGTTTATCAAGGGTGCATTGGGTTCTGCAGCAACTGGTAAAGCAGGTGCAGGAACTCCAGCAACAATAGATAACAAAATTGGTACTACTGCTGCAGATAACAAAGGTTTGACAGTCACTAAGATTCGTGAAGCTCGTGCTGTCTTGCAAAAGAATGGTGTTGATCTTGATGATCCATTAAACACACCATACTTAGCAGTAACTCCTGCACAGATCGAAGATTTGTTAGGAACTACAGAAGCTACATCTGCTGACTTTATGAATGTTAAAGCTCTAGTTTCTGGTGCTATTGACACATTCTATGGATTCAAGATTGTTGTTTCTAACTTGCTTCCTTTTGTAAATACATCGGCTGAAACTAATACAGGGGCTGCACACCTAACTTGGTCTGCATCTGACGTACCTGCTGCGGCAACTTCTAATGACGACATTCGTGGTTGTTTTGCTTGGGTTAAGTCTGGTATTCGTTCTGCTACTGGTATGAACATTGAAACTGACGTTGCGAAACGTGCTGATAGACGTTTCAACTACTACGCTTACTCTGCAATGCGTTGCGGGTCTGTTCGTATGGAAGAGAAAAAAGTTGTTCTCATCGGTTGCGACGAAACTGTTGACTAATAGTTAAAAACTTGGGGGCTTTCAGCAACCTTCTCTGCTGATGTAAGCCCTCCATTTTATTCTTTTTGGAGGCACTATGACGAAGATCGAAATATGTAACCACGCCCTGCTTAAAATTGGAGCAGACACTATTGCCTCTCTCGACATCAATCAAAACGACCAAGAAGCGGTTGTTCAGAGTGCTAAACTCTGTAATATCTTTTTTAACCAAGCACTAGAAGAAGTTCTTCGTACTTATCGGTGGAATAGTGCATTAAGACGGGCGACATTACCACGGCTATCAGAAGCACCCGCATTTAAGTTTAAATATAAATACCAGATGCCCAACGATTGCGTTCGGGTAGTTAATGTGTATGACAACATAGACGCATACGATGATCGCACAGAATGGGTTGTAGAAGGGCGTACAATACTCTGTAACTACGAAGCAGTTTACTTATGCTATGTATCTTTAGTAGAGGATGTAAACACATTAGACGCATTTCTTACTCAATGTGTAATACAGAACTTAGCTATTAAGCTATCGGTTCCTATGCAGTTAGACCAAGTAATGCAAAACAATTTAATTTCAGAGTATAACAATACAATACTTCCACAAGCCCGAAGCGTTGATACATTAGAAAATAAGTATTGGGAGATGGAAGAAAGCGACTTTTTACTTTCACGGTATAATCAATCTCCAATAATCTAATGGCTATCAATTACACACAAGCGTTCAATGCGGGTGAAATATCTCGGAAGATGGATGGTCGTAGTGACCTAGAAGTTTACAAGACTGGCTGTCGTGATCTTGACAACTTTTTTGTATTACCACAGGGCGGTGTAGAACGTAGAGCGGGTACAGAGTTTGTGCAGTTTGCAGGTTCTGATGGCACTAACCCAGCTCGTATGATTGAGTTTGATTTTTCTAGCGACATTCGTTTTGTTATAGAGCTAGGTACTGACTACGCTAAAGTACATTACACAGATACTAATGGTGCAGACCAAGTAGTTAACGTAACAGAAACAGATAACATTAATTACACTACTACGGAGTTACGACAGATTCAGTTTAACCGTAAGTACGATACATTAATTCTTACTTGCCCTACAAAAGAAACAATGATTTTGACTAGGGATACAATTACTCCTACATTTTCTATTAAAAATATTTCTTTTGTTTACCCTCCGTTACAAGAAAAAAACATAACGGCTACTACTATTGACCCATCTACACCTACTAATGTTTATACAGGAACAACTACATTAACAGCTAGTACAAATTTATTTGACGCAGGTCACGTTGGCTCACATT